TGCTTCTTCTGGGTTTTCAATCATTTCGTTTAACATATTGTTGTTATCCATAAATATCGACTCCATAAAAATTATTTAATGACTCTGCCGTACATGTCACGGCCATCATCTAAGTAAAGGTTTTTGATTGCTTCAGGTTCCTCTTCGGTTGCGAAGTGGTCTGGTATAGCTTTAGATTTTGTAGCAGATTTTTGTTTCTTCAATTCTTCAATCTCTGCTTTTAACTCTTTGATAATCTTATCTTTTTCATCTTCAGTAGCTTCTCCCTCTTCGGTTTCTTCTGCTTTAACCGCTTCATCGTCTACTGGTTTTATGCTTTTGATTACTTCTAATATTTCACTCTTAGCAGTTTCAAGGTCTTCAAAGGTTACGAACTTAACCGCTTCAGTAGCTTCTTCTTCAACTACCGCTTCTTCTTCTACTGGTTCAACTGGTTCTTCAGATTTGGTAGCATCCACTTCCTCAACTACAGGCTCTTCAATTGTAGGTTCTTCACGTTTACCTTTGATTGCTTCAACCACTTTCTCAAATCCTTCACGGATTACATTTTCTTCTGTCAAACTATCCACTCCTTTAATTGCAAAAAACTTCGCCTTCGGTACCGCTGGGTTCTTTACAATACTCACTGTACGAGCTACCCAATCTGGACCTAAGTCACGGATAAGCACTCTGCTTTTAGTTACTCCATCAGCACGTTTAGCGGTTAGGCTAACTCCAGTCTTCTCACCACGCTTGATACTTTCCATGATTTTATCATCGGTTACTTCAATACCAATAACCCAAGTGCCTACCGGTAACTCGATAGTTTCATTGTTGAATGATTTTACACTTTGGGCAGAAGTAGTGATATAAGATTCCACAGGAACACCTACCTCTACACAATGGCCAAGGGCACATGTGTGTTCTGGATCTACTACTCGGTAGTCTCGTAGGTATGCGTGTGCTGCATGTTGTATTTCTTCTGGAGTTAGTACTTCCCCATCGTAGTCTGGTTCGCCAGGAACTGCTACTGCGGAGTATACTATCCTCTCATTTGTTGTCATAGTTAATCTTGAATAATTTTTTTAGTTTTTTTGTTTTAAAAAAAGAAAGTGAGGAAGATGCTATTTTTTTTAGAATTCCCTTTAATTGAAAAATGAATGATTGTTAAACCAAAGATAAAGGTATCTTGAAGTTTTAATCATATGACTGAAAAAAGAGCATTAAAACTCAAGTCCCGGGGATGACAAGGATTGATAAAATGATAGTCTTAAATCTTTTAAACCATACTTATTTTGTGATAATCATATTCTGTCGTGTTATTTGTAATATTATAAGAACTTAAAATAGAAAACTGAAAACGCTATTATAGAGAAATTTTATGATACAATTCCTTTTTATTGGTCTTTCATTTTTTTTAAAGGGAGTTCTTATGTTTTTTTAGTCCTCCTCACTAATAGGGGTGGAAAAATAGAAAGTAATTTATGTGTATCAAAGGAAAAAAAGAAATAAGGAAAGAGATTTAAGGTTTGACTACATCATCAGGTACACTTGCCAGTATATCCTCAACTTCTTCTAACCTTTTCTCTAATTCCTCTAATTTTTCATTAATAGGTTTTAATTTATCAACAATCATTTTTTCAACAATGTGTAACATTTCTGTATCATCCATAAAATCCCTCCTAGAATTTAGGTTTGCCATAAATCTTTTCTAAATACTGTGCTCTATTTGGGAAAGTATCGCAAAATTCTTTATGGTATTTTGGATTAAGATATAATTTAGTGGATTCTGCAAAATCTTCAATATACCTTTCAAACTTAACAAAACTATCCCTTTTCTTTTTAAAGAAAGACCTTCCTGCATAGGAAGTAGGGAACACATCAGGGGTTCTTCTTCTTCCAGTGTTTTCATTGATATAACTGTATAATTTATTATCTGATTTAACTATTTTTTCATAGTCTTTTGGGAAAGAATATTTTAACTGGAATGAGTCAATAGAGTAGTCCACTGCATGTGCTAACTCATGGGTGAGAACATCCATAGGAGTCATTTCAACAGTTTTCTTTAAAGCATCGTCCTTGAAGGTCTTTCTCATATCCCATAATCTAACATCCCCTCCAGGCAATCCAGTAAATGTTCCCGCATTCCCTTTAGGTTCAGGCACATCCATAACATATATTTTACTATTATGGTTTAGTAATTCTTTAGGTAGATTATCTAAATGGGTTGTAATTTCATCTATATCAGTGTATTTTACATTTTTATGCATTCCAATTGTATAATCCTCATATTCATAAACCATAATTGGTTTCCCTTTATCAACATCTTCATAAACTTTAACTGGTTTTGGTTTTTCAACTTTAGGTTTAACTGGTTTAGGCTCAACAATAGGTTCTTCAGCAACTCTTTGTCTTTGTCTTTCAGTAACTGCACCTTGAACAAGACCCTCAACAAGACCTAAACGTTCCCTTAACTCAGGAATATAACTACTACTAACACTACTGCCAACCTTAACCAAATCAGACTCCCTAAACGGAAAGAAACTAGGAGCCTCATAACCCAAAGGCATAACAAAAGCAGCATGACTACACCGACAATTAACCCATTCCCTTATTGGGCCACTCTTATCTCCAGGATACATTAGGCCATTACTGAACTTCTCATCAATGGGAACAATTTCCTCATCAACATCCAAATGGGACTTACGAGTCCTTGCATCATGAGCGGAATGCCAAATCTTATACTCCATCTCATCATCCTTAAGCCTATTATATTGCACCATATTACGGGTAGTGTTCAACTCTGTCTGTGCTATCCTACGAGCTTCATAACCACTTAACTGGTTAAACCGTTCCTGTATCTTTTCACCTACATGTCTTGGACCCCAACCTTCACGATAGGCTTCACCGAGAATATTGTTAATGTCTTCAGTTACACGAGCCTTTGTCTTCTCTGAAGCTTCGAACTTGTACCTTTTCAATCTAGATGAAACTTTTGGGTCCGGTTTGAACAAGGTGTCAGTATCTTCACTATTGAACTTGTAATCCAGTAATGATTGGACTGTTTCCCTTGACTTTGTGGAAGCGAATTCTTTTGCATGAGCCTTACTGGCATTTAATAATATGTCATAATGAATATTGCCGATAGTTGCACCGACATCTACATAATACGAGAATATTTTATCATACTCTTCCCAATACTTCTCAATGACATTGTTAGGTTCTAAATGGAATAGTGAGTCTAAAGGGTTTTTTAGATCTAACTCTTTCAACACTTTACGGCATAAGTATTGAAAGAACAAGTGAAGTTCATCGGTGAAGTATTGTTCGGCGTGTATTGTTTCATTGGTAAGATTGTCTAATGCTCTTAATAACTTTCTGGAATCTTGAATCATCTTCACTGCTGTTGTCTTCTTCATCAGTTACATCTCCAGTCATTAAGTCATCTTCCAAACTTGACAATATAGTGTCAGCACCGTATAAGGTGTTGCTGGTTGCAAGCTTGTTCTCTAAAGGTTCGCCATTGTAATAGTATTTGTCCATTATTGGGTCTTCCAATCTTGCCAAACCATATTTCTCTCCGATTGCTTCTCTTGCTTCATTCGGACTCATTATCGCTTTCTCAACCAATGATAACACTTCAACTATATCTACAGCAGTTTTCTTCTCATCAGTATCCAACAGTTTAAACTGCCAATCGGTAACATCCATACAAACATGTAATAGGTAGTTTATATCTTCTTCATTATCCCTTACTAATGGTTTGACAGTTGTTACACGGTAACTGTTGTCGGTTTGCTCTGCATTACTGCCCCCAAGTTTTCCGCTGTCAGTTACTCCTACACGGTTAGGGTCCATATGGTGAGCTGCTACAACTTCATCCCTGTTATCCTTACGGAACAGTCTGAAGCTTGCTTCCTTGGTCTCCACACTTAAAGGTTCAATCTTAACATCAACATTGCCGTCTTCCCCTTCACTTGGAACTTGTATAACCATACCACTATGAGGGTTCTTAATCACTTGCCTTAACTGTTCGGTGATTTGATACTTCAAAGTGTTACGCTCATCATACTCTTCATCAGTTGGATCCAATATTCCCGGGTCAAAGTCACCAGTGATGGTAACCACCATTGCAGGTATACCATAGTTGGCGAAGAACTCTATATTGTATTTGGCTCTTGATTGGTCGGCATACATTGCAGCGATTGCTGGACTTGCCGGAGCCTTACCATATAGTTTAGTTTCTGGATTGAAACGGTTCTTCCATATCAGTTCGTTTGCCCTTACTTCTTCAGGCAATCCTTCGTAGTGTTTCTCACCGGTTAGGTAATGGACATCATAATGTCCTTGTTCATCTTCGTTCTTTCCAAGGATTACAAACCATCGTGTTTTTCCACCTACTTTTTGTTGGACTCTTACTCCGTCGGCACATCTTCTGAAGTTAGCTGCACTGTAATGTTTCAAGT